ATGTTTAAAGATAAGATGGGCCGCTGGATAACTTCGGGGCTATTTAAAGAAATTGCCCAAGGCGCAGATTATGTACTTTGGACATTGGATGAAGCAAGAGCTTTATTTGTAGAAGTCGGTGACCCTACTGGTTACGAGTTCGCAGTGAAATATCTTGCAGGCTGGAAGCACTGGCTGGCGATGAAAGAGTCACCATCAGTTGCTCCTCACCTTGCATCTTGGGAAGAAGAACTAGAAGCGAAGATACGAGCCGGAGCCTTGAGAAAGGTAATGACACTTGCCGAAGGCGAGAAAGGGTATCAAGCTGCTAAGTTACTACTCGACGGTGGATGGAAGCCAAAAGAATTAGGTAGGCCGACTAAAGAAAAGGTTGAACGCGAAGGTCGCGTGAAGTCGGTTATGTATAAAGAATTTGACTTGGAAGTAGTAAAATGAATTGGAGAGACCACGCAAAGCAGCTGATAAAAGATATGCCTGAGGGGATTAAAGCTCTCAGAAATTCTTGTAAGAATGACTTGCGTACTTTCGCTCGTACCATGAATCCTGGATATATGTATGGCGACATACACATGACTGTATATAAGGAGATGGAAGATTACGAACTGTTCGGTCATGGCGACGGTATTACTGCCAACAAATTAGTATTATTACCACGTGCTCACTTGAAGAGTCACATGATTGCAACATGGGCAGCGTGGGTGGTAACCAACCACCCCGAAGTCACTATTCTCTATCTATCCGCGACAAGCGAACTTGCAGAGACTCAGTTGTTTGCCATTAAGTCAATATTTGAAAGTTCAAGGTATCAGAAATTATTTCCAGAGTACATTAATCCTCTTGAGGGGAAGCGTGCTCAATGGAACAATAGGAAAATTAGTATAGACCACATCGTTCGTACGAAAGAAGCGATTCGAGATTCTACGATTGCGACAGCAGGTCTTACTACTAACACCACAGGATGGCACGCAGATATCATCGTTCCTGATGATTTAATGGTGCCAGAGAATGCATATACAGAAGATGGAAGGGAACTTGTTCGTAAGAAGAGTTCGCAGTTTACCTCCATTAGAAATCCTGGGGGTTTTACAATGGCATGTGGTACTCGCTACCACCCATCAGATATATATGATTCATGGTTTCACCAACAGTATGATGTCTATGACGAAGTTGGTGAGATACTACTTGAAACACTTCCTGTATGGAAGATTATAGAGCATAAGGTAGAAGTTGATAATCACTTCCTATGGCCTAGAGCAATACGGGACGATGGCAAAGCATATGGGTTCAACCGTAATGTATTAGCGAGGATATACGGTGAGTATGAAGATAAAACTCAGTTCTATGCTCAGTACTATAATGACCCGAATGAAGTCGGTAGTAATCGAATCAATCGTGACCGCTTTCAATACTTTGAAGAAAAAGATGTCGAGTATCTTGACGGAAAGTGGTGTGTCAGAAAGAGACCGCTTAACGTATATGCTGCTATTGATTTCGCTTTTGCGAGAACTAAAAAGGCTGATTATACCGCAATTGTGGTAATCGGTATGGATGCTGAAGGTTTCATTTATGTATTGGATATTTATAGATTTAAAACTAACAAGATAAAAGTGTACTTCGATAATATATTGGAGGCACATGCTAAATGGTCATTTAAAAAACTACGAGCTGAAATAAGTGTCGCTCAGGAAGTCATTGTCGAAGATATTAAAGACATGATACGAGCTGAGGGCATGTCTCTCTCCGTAGACCCACATAGGCCTTCACGCCATCAAGGTAGTAAGGAAGAACGTATCGCGGCAGTTATTGAACCACGCTATGAGAATCTTACAATCTGGCATAAGAAAGGTGGATGGACACCAGCACTTGAAGAAGAAGTGTTATTAGCACGTCCAAAGCACGATGACTTAAAGGATACGTTAGCAAGTGTTATCGAGATTGCCAAACCTCCTCGTAGGAGTCTAGGTATGGAAGATAATCAACCTAATAACGTAATTTATAATTCCCGCTTTGGCGGCGTCAATTTTAGAGGTATACACTAGATGGCTGGCAAAGTACAGGAGTTAAGGTCACTATACGGTGACTACTCCGATAACTCCGCAAAAGAGATTTCTGCTCTCTGGGATAAGTGGAACCAGAAACGCGACCCGTGGATGAGTGAACTGATTGAAGTGCGTAACTTCATCTTCGCTACTGACACATCTACTACGTCTGTTGACGGACTGGGTTGGAAGAACAAAACAACTATACCAAAGATATGTCAGATTCGTGATAACCTTCACGCAAACTACATCAGTGCTTTATTTCCAAATGATAACTGGGTAAGATGGGAAGGTGATTCAAACGATGACGAAGAAGCTACTAAGAAGTTGGCTATCGAAGGTTATATCGCTACTAAGGCAAGACAGTCCAATCTCCGTGACACTGAAAGCTCATTGCTTTATGATTACATTGATACTGGTAATGCTTTTAGTACAAACGCTTACGTCAGAGAAGTTAGTTACGACCCAATCGACGGTGCAGAAATTAAAGGATATACCGGTCCTAAAGTCTATCGAATAGACCCGATGGATATCGTATTCAATCCAGTTGCCCCTGAGTTCTACATGGCACCTAAGATTGTACGAAAGATTATGGGTATTGGTGAGATTGCAAAGCTAGCTGAGAAAGAGGATATTTGGTCAGAAGCTTTATTCAAGTCTACACAGGTACGTCGTACTTCTGGAGATTATTCAGTAACAGATTGGAATCGTGCAATTGGTTTTCAAGTAGATGGCTTCGGTGATTTACGAGAATACTACGGCAGTAACTACGTTGAAGTACTTACATTCGAAGGTGACATCTGGGACGAAGAGACTAACACATTGCATGAAGATATGCAGATTATTGTCATTGATAGAAGCATCACAGTCACTAAACGTAAGATACCTCATCCACTAGGAAAGCGGAGAATAAACCATGTTGGCTGGAGAAAGCGTCCTAATAACCTCTATGCTATGGGGCCTCTCGCAAACCTTGTTGGAATGCAGTATAGGCTTGACCATCTGGAAAACCTTAAGGCTGATGCACAGGATTTGATGGTACATCCGCCTCTATTAATTAAAGGCGATGTAGACCCGTTCATATGGGAACCTAATGGTCAGATTCGGATTACCGAAGATGGCGATGTAACGGAACTCGGTATGAATCTTGCTGGCGTATCAGCAGCTAACTCAGAAATGCAGTTGCTTGAAGCACGCATGGAAGAGTATGCAGGTGCTCCTAAACAGGCAATGGGTATTCGGACTCCTGGAGAGAAGACCGCATTCGAGGTACAAAGCCTTGAGAATGCAGCTGGTCGTATCTTCCAAGAGAAGATTGAAAACTTCGAGATGAATCAATTAGAACCTGAGCTTAACAGCATGTTGGCTACCGCCGTCAAAGAGGGTGACATTGAGGAAACAGTTCGTACCTTTAATGATGATTTAGGTGTACAGGCTTTCTTAAACGTAACAACTAATGACCTGTCAGCTACCGGTAAGATTCGACCTATCGGTGCTCGACATTTTGGACAACAAGCTCAACTGCTCCAGAACTTAGGTGGTATTCTGAATGGCCCAATGGCTCAGATGATTGCACCACATGTATCTGGTAAGGCATTAGCCAAGCTGATTGAGGACAGTCTACAACTCCGTAAGTACGGATTAGTTAGACCATTCATTGGATTAACTGAACAACAGGAGGCACAGGAATATGCCAGCGTCTTACAACAAGAAGGAGAAGTCGACGAAGCAACCCCAACAGAAGCTGAAGCTCAACCAGAAGTGGTATAATGGGGTTGACGAGGAAAACAAAGGTGATATAGATAAGAGGTTCATCGAGAATCAGGACCTCTTTCTCACCCTCGCTACAATCATATCTCAAAAGATTGATGCGAATGCAAAATCCCGTCGTAGCAAAAGTGCTTACGACAAGCCAGCATTTTCGGAATATCAGGCCGATTGCAATGGCTATGAAAGAGCTTTAGAAGAAGTTCTAACTTACCTGAAGATAACAAAGGAAATATGATATGCCTGACCAAGACCTATTTGATGAAAACAAGGTTACAAATCCAGCAGATGGTGCGCCTACCGGCAATCCTGAAGCAAACAACGACGGTGCAGCAGAGACAGCAGACCAACTGTTAGCAACCATCGTCAACGAGAACGGTGAACAGAAATACACTTCAACAGAAGATGCCCTTAAAGGTGCAGCTCACGCCCAAACACATATTAAGGACTTAGAGTCCGAGTTGGCTGAGCTCCGAGATAAAGGTAATGCTACTGAGAAGCTGGATGAACTGTTGGAAGCCGTTAAGTCTAAAGGTAGTGGGCAAGGCGAAGCAGCCTCTACAATGAAGCCTGAAGACGTCCTTACGATTGTTAAAGAACATCTTGACAACTCTAAGGCAGCAGAAGCTCGTGAAAACAATATTAGTAATGTTACTAAGGTGTTCCGAGACCGCTATGGCAAAGATGCAAGTGAGAAACTCTATGGTAAAGCTGAAGACCTCGGCTTAGGCAAAGAAGAAATCAACCGCATGATTGCGAACAATCCAACTGCTGCATTGAAGATACTGGGTGAAAACGCTCCGAAGACGCTAAAGGGTTCCGACCCTATTGCGGGTATAGGTTCTGTTGATACCAGTCAGTTCCAAGGAACGCCATCTCCAAAGCCAACAAGTGTAATGGGACCAACTTCTTCGAAGAACCTACAAGACGCTTGGAAAGCTAGTCAGCAGAAAACCTTAGAACGTCTTTTCCCTAACGGATAAGATAACTTAACCCTTAAAAATAGGAATTAATCAAAAATGATTATAACAAGTCAGAATCGTGCTTTTATCGAAGCCGAGCAATACTCTGATTTCATCCTTGAAAACATGCACGATGGTTTGCTTCCAGCTGACTTTTATCGTGATGTGTCTGATTTTGGTTCTGGTGAAGTCTTAAATATTAAGACCATCGGTGAAGCTCAGATTCAAGAAGTTGAAGAAGATGTTGCACTAACCTACTCTCCAATCGAAACTGGTGAAGTAGAATTACGTATCTCAGACTATGTCGGTGACGGCTGGTATGTGACCGATAAAATGCGCCAAGATGGTGCTCAGATTGACCAATTGCTTGCCGTCCGCGGTAAAGAAGCAACTCGTGCCATTCAAGAGCATTTTGAAACTCGCGCATTCTCAACCCTGAACGCAGGTCAGACTGCTGCTAATAACAACGCTATTGACGGTCATAAACATCGTTTCGTTGCTACCGGCACTAATGATACTTTGACACTTGAAGATTTAATCGTCATGCGTCTCTCGTTCAACAAAGCTGAAGTTCCAATGGCTGGTCGTATGGCTATCGTTGACCCAGTTGTAGAGGCAACTCTAAATCTGGCATTCGGTATCGTCTCTGGTACTGGTGACCTTGCGGCTAACCAAACTTGGCAGAGTATCGCTGAGCAAGGCTTCTCTCGTGAGCATAACTTTGTAATCAACCTATATGGTTGGAACATCGTAACTTCTAACCGTCTACCTACAATCGCTGCTGAAACCATCGACACTGTAGCTCTTACCGGTGGCGTTGCCAACATCTTTATGTGTGTTGCTGATGACCATTGTAAGCCGCTTATGTCTGCATGGCGTCAAATGCCTCGTGTAGAAGGCGAACGTAACAAGGACAAACAGCGTGATGAATTCGTTCAGACTGCTCGTTGGGGCCTTGGTATTCAACGTGTAGATACGCTTGGTGTTATTTTAACATCTGCTACTGCAATCAAATAAACCATAGGAGAATATAACATGTCATATGTAAGCGACCCTGCTGGTTTAGGCGTAGGTAAACGATACGGCCCTTTACACCTTGGCGGTGTACAAGGTTCTAAACGAACTGCTGGTTCTGATGTTGAAGCAACTTTCGAGATTTCTTTCGAAGAGTTAGACGCTTCAGCCGCTCAAGTAATCAAAGTTCCAGCGTACTCTAAAGTCAAGGACATTACTGTTACAGTAAGTGAAGTCTTTGGTACTGGTGACGTATTGGATATCACAATGGCTGGTAATGTAATCACGCAGGCTCCAGTCTCCGTGGCTGCTCTCGGCCTCTTGAAACCAGCGCTACAGTCAACGACTGCTGCAAATCTAATCAATAACACTACTGCGGCAGTGGATTTGGTTCTTGATGTGTCTGCAATTGATGCTGGTACGCCTTTAACTGGTGAAGCAAAGGTTGTTGTAACTTACGAAAAGTTATAAGAACTACTTAGTGGGGGAGGGAGAAATCTCTCCCCTTCTATTTATTTTTAGGAGATAAAGATGGCTGAACATAAAGACCTCACCGGTAGTGACCTTCACGAACCAGTAGGTATCGAGTTGGTAACAACTGAAGCAAAGATGGTATATCTCGCAGATGGTGCAGGTAGCGGTGACTGGACTCATCACGGCGGTAGTGTTCATGGCGAAATGGTTCTCGAATCAAACGCAATAACGACAGTATGCCCTACAGCAGCTGATGCCACACTTAATACCGATACAGATTATGCTAAAGTAGTCGCAGGTTGGACTGCTGGACATTTAGAAAACGTAACACTCAATGCAGACGAACTCGTTGTTAGCATTGCTGGAAGTTATGAGATACACTTTTGGGCTAATATATTAGTCCCAGCTACTAATCAATCAGTAGCAATTAAATACGCTGTTAATGATACAACCCCATATTCAACACGTAAGCTTATTCTACACTCAGCATCTGCTGGAGATATTGCTAATCTCGCAGGCTCAGGTATCGTAGGGCCATTGTCAGTAGGAGATACCCTTAGTATCTATATAGCTACTGACCTCGTTGGTGACCCTACTGTTGTAGAAAGCGGCTTACTTATAAAACTATTAGACCAGAGTTAATATTATGAAGAAGACTTTACTGGAGATAACAATTGATGTACTGAATGCTGTTGATGGCGATGAGATTAATAGTATCTCCGACACAGTAGAATCTCTTCAAATTGCTGGGGACATTCAGACCGTCTATTACGACATTATTGGTCGTAAGGACTGGCAGTTCCTAAGAGCATTAAGAACTCTGGGGTCTGTCTCAGACAGTGCTAAGCCTACACATTTACTTGTGCCGGAGCATGTCTCGAAGATGGAAACACTATTGTACAACAAGCGTAAGCTTGGTAACGATAGAAATTTTTACAAGCCGGTACACTTTAAGTACCCCGATGAGTTCCTCCTGTATGTTAATGGTCGTGATAACACGGCGGTTAACTACCAAGAGGTTGTAGATGTGAACGGAGTTTCCTTCACCATTCGTAATGATGCTCATCCAACTTATTTCACGTCATTTGACGACAAGTATATTGTCATGGATAACTTCGACAGTGCTCTTGAGAACACTTTGCAAGGCCAGTATACACAAGCCTTACTCTTCACACATCCTGTATGGGAAGTGAAAGATGAATTTGTTCCTGAGCTACCTGCTGAAATGTTCTCCATGCTTATTGCTGAATGTATGACTTACGTTATCGCTAAGAAGGATGACCAACTTATACAGAAGACTCAGCAGACAGCTACTCGTCATCAGAGACATTTATCACAGACTCACGGTGTTGTTCAAGGAGGTGTGCGATATGGAAATTATGGTCGTACTCCGAAGAAAGCGGGCAGCACACGTAGAAGTCCTTTATTCGGCGAAAAGAACTAGGAGTAACGTATGGCAGGGAACGATAGTAGCAGGCAACCTTTGAAAACATTGAAGGCAGTACCTGACGCAATATATACGAACATGTTAAGGCTTGTATTCGAAGAAGGTGGTACTGTTCCTGAGAAACTTTCAGGTCTTTACAAAAGCCGTAAGAAAGCTGCATTAGCAATAAAGTATTACAATGAAGGGATAGGTCGTCCAAAGATTTATCCTAAAGCACCTAAGAATGATATACCTCAACGGAGGGTAGAACAAAATGGCGAGGACAAAGACATCAGTTGAGTATAGTAACTTTACTAATGGCTTCATTACTGAGGCCAGCCCTCTTACCTTCCCTGAGAATGCCTCTCTTGATGAGGTAAATGTTAATATCAATAAGGATGGGAGTCGTCAGCGTCGATTCGGTATGGACTGGACTGATACTGCTGTCCCTAAAGCATACGTAGGTAGTACACTCGCATCAACTGGATATGCTACCTCTAGCTTTACTTGGAAGAGTGCAGGTAATGATGGTGAGAATACTTTTGGTGTACTACAACGTGGTAGGGATTTATTCTTCCACGACCTAGATGTAGGCGACCCAGGAAATTCATTAATATTCTCAAGCACGCTTACAGCTGCTGAGTGCCCTGACCCTACTCAACCTCTCGAGTATACATCAGCGAATGGTAAACTACTTATCGCAGGTGGCGGTGTATATGTTTCAGGATACTACTGGACTGGCTCTGCTGTTGCTAAGTCTACACCGTATCAGCTTGCTATGCGTGACAGATTCGGTATTAACGACAGCCTAGCTATTACCTCAAGACCAGCAACACTATCGGCTACGCACGAGTATAATCTGAGAAATCAAGGTTGGCCTAATTCTACATTATGTGCTAATGGTATGACTGGACAACTCGGTAGCCCTATATTAGCTGACCCATTAGCTCAGACCTTTACTAATATGGGCTGGTATCCATCAAATGCTGACCTAGTATGGGCCTCTAAGATTGGTGCTATCTCAGGCACAGGTGCTGCAAACATAGAGAACTTGGATACGTTTTCATCTTGGGAGCTTGAGAAACAGTTCTTCGGAACAACTCCAGCACCTAAAGGTAAGTTCGCTATTGATATATTTGATAGAAGTTCAAGCCGTATAGGTACTTCTGGTGTAAGTGGATTAACAACAGATATAACTGTCGGTGGTATCAATGCTATTGCTTCCTTTGCAGGTCGTGTATGGTATGGTGTCCGAGAAGACTACCTCACAGGTGGTGACAATAGAAGCCCTCATCTTGGTAACATGATATTCTACAGCATCTCATCTACGGATGAAGATAGGTGGAAGCAGTGTCATACAGATAATGACCCAACTGAAGAAGATTTAGGAGATGTTCTGAATACAGATGGTGGCTTCGTCACTATCCCTGAATGTGGTCGTGTATATAAGCTTATCCCTCTGGGTGAGTCGATATACGTAATCGCCTCAAACGGTGTTTGGGAGATATTCGGTGGTGACACTGGCTTCTCTGCAACTACACAGACTGTAATCAAAGTTACAGATATTGGTGCAATCTCTAATCGTCCGATTGTGGATGGTGAGAATGTTATCGCATACTGGGCTGAATCCGGTATCTACGGTATTCAAATTGACCCAACATCCTTACGTGGTGTTGCTAAGAATATTACAGAACAGACGATTCAATCTTACTACGATGATATACCAGTTGCCCTCAAGAAGCAAGCTCGTGGTGGGTATGACCCAATAAGTAAGCAAGTCTCTTGGTTATACAACCTTGAATCTAAGGACAGTGAATATTACTTCGATAAAGAACTACTTCTTGATATCGCCCGTGTGGCTTTCACGAAGAGGGAGATTGACGGTTTAGAGAGAGTTTCTGGAAAGGGACCTTATCCGACAACTTACTTACGTCTACGTAATCTCTTATCAGGAACTTTAACAGAGGCGGTAACAGCAAGTGGTCTTATCGTAACAGCTAGTGCCGGTGATGTTTTTACAACCTTGAGTGCCGCGGAACAGAAGACGAAGACCTCGTTGATGTACTGGATAGCTGACAACAAAGATGGAGCAGATGAGGATATGTACCTCGGAGGCTACATGGATTTCTCATTCTACGATTATCCGAAGGTTGAGGATGCAGTTGGAAACTTCGGTATAGATGCTGAAGCTTATATAATCACTGGTTCTTTGACAGCAGGTGACAGTAGCCGTTACAAATATGCTCCATACGTATCAGTCAAGATGTTACGAACAGAATCTGGCTATATAGAGGACGTAGATGGTACGGTAACCTTGATAGATGACTCAGGATGTTATATGCGAGCTATCTGGGAATGGACGAATGACCCAACAACCGGTAGATGGTCTCGACCTCAACAGGTCTATAGGCTTCCGAGGTTCGTGTTATACGACTCATCACATACTTTTAATTTCGACGTAGTTAATACTAGAAATAAGGTACGTGGTAAAGGTCGTGCATTGAGCTTGAAGTTCTACTCAGAAGCCGGAAAAGACATGCATTTGCTTGGTTGGGGTATGGATATTGCTATGAAAAGCACTGTTTAGATTTATTTTTCAGTGTATTTCGAGTTTTTCAACTATATATAACTATGTAATAGGAAGCATTAGGGAGCATTAGGATGATTAAGTATACAGTAGAAACACTAGATGAATGCCTAGAAGACATGAAACCTCTCCTAGAAAAGCACTATGACGAAATAGCAATGTACAGAGACAAGATAGAGTTCGACCCTGATTATGATATGTACTATAATCTTGAAGCAATAGGTAGTCTACATATGGTTACTGTCAGAGATGACGGTAATCTGGTAGGATACTATGTTTCGTTTATTCATCATAATCTACATTATAAACAAAATAAGTTCTCCGTCAACGATATCTTATTCGTACATCCTGATTATAGAGGAAGCTCTGTAGCCTATAGGATGTTGAAGTTCGTTGAAGCAGAATTACGTAAAATCGGTTGTACGGTAATGACCCTTCATATGAAGACAGACTTTCCATTCGAACCTCTATGTGAGGCAGTAGGAATGGATAAGGCTGAATACACGTACACTAAATATATCGGAGATTAACATGGGCATATCAGCCGCAGTGGCTTTCGTTGCTACAACCGGCGTTACGGTAAATGAAGGCCGTAAGCGTGAGAAGCGTGTTGCAGCACGGCAAAAAGAAGCCGCGGCTGTTGAGACAGCTCAGAGGGCATCAGAAGCAACGAGAGCTCGTAGAAAGCAAGTTCGAGAAGCACGCTTACGCAGAGCTGAGGTTGAGAACCAAGCTGGCACAGGTGGGCAGACAGGAAGCTCAGCGGCTATTGCGGCTGGTGATTCTCTAACAAATCAATTCGGAAGTAATGTTGGTGCTATTGGCACGGCTTTGGCTACAGGTGGTCTTAAGAGTCAAGCACAACAGAATATCTTCGATGCGAATCGTAAGAGCGATTTGGAAGTACTTAGTGGATTTGCAGCAAGTACAAGTAGTAAATTTATTGGAGGTTAGTAATGGCACAAGTCCCAGTTGAACAAGAAGGCTCTCGTACTCAGGTTGTTATCAAGGAAGAAGGCACAAATGACCAAGTACATCAAAGAGGAGCTACCTCTGCTCTAGTAGCAGTGGACCACGGAAGAGACCCAGCTGAGGCTTATATGCAAGCTACTCAGACTAATGACTTGAATGGTATGCTCCAGAATTGGGTGCAGACTACTCAAGACGATAGAATGGGTATCATTGAAGAACAACTAGGTTACCTCGAGCCGGAGAAGGTTCAGGGTGAACTAGAGACAATGAATGAGAACTTAACAGGTACTATCTCTCAAGGAAACTATGTAGAGACAGTTAAGTCTATGCCTTCAAGTATTGATAAGACTGAACAAGAGATTACGAAAGAAGCTGTGTTAATGCAATTGCGCGAGACATTAGCTGAATTTGCTCCTCGTTATGAGGAAATGGGTGTAGGTGAAATAGCCTCATCCATCGGTGGCGTAATGATTCCTAAACGTAAAGAGGAAGCATTAGTCGACTTAATGACAAGCATGGGTTTCGTAGATGACTTCAAAGGTAAGGCTGGTATTTGGCTGGACCCTACTCAGGAGATAATGAAACTACGTGCTGCTTTCTGGAGTTTAGATGATGACGGTCAAATCGCATTTATGGATTTACTCTCTGAGCATCTACCTAACGCTACAGATAATCCTCTTATACGTGGTGAGTTAGCGAACGATATATTAGGTGGTGAATTTAATGAAGACCTGAGTATGTTATTTGCTGGTCTTGATACCCTTGATGTTACTCTGGTAGCTTCAGGTGCAGTAAACATAGCTAAGGCTATGGTCAAGAGTGGTAAATTAATTAACTTCGGTAGACGTACCGGTGAGTTTGATTTAGCTGCTGACTTAATTAACAAAGCTAAAGAGAACCCAGAAGCAGCTGCTAAGGTTGGTGTAACACAGGCCGACATTGGTGATGCTGTTAATCCTCTTATGCACGGTGACCTTTCTATGTTACTGACAGGTGCATCTGATGACACAGCAGCTAGTATTGTTAAAGTGCTGGAGATGCAAGATGCTCGCTTCAAGGCTGTAACAGTAGACATGGCTCGTCATGGTTTGTTCACTACGGACGAACTGGCTGAAGCAATGACTAAGGCTGAGATGGAGCAGTTAGCAAAACCTGGAGTTATAGATACTGCTGTACAAAAGATTGATGAGACTCAATTCCGTGTTACATGGACAGAGGCTCATATGGATTCCCTTGGACGTGTTCGTAAACGTTCGAAAGAAAAATCCGTGGACTTCACGGTTAATGACCTCGGAGAGCTTGACGCTCGGAAGGCATTGGACACAGAGTGGGTTGACAAGGACATACGTACTTTAGACCCGAACGCAAAGATGCAAGGTAAATTACGTCAGTGGTTTGTTACAGACGTAGAGACATTAGCACGTCGTCAAGAGATGACCGCTAAAGCCTTCGACAAGATGATGAGAGACGGGTTCAAGGGACTCAATAAGAAATCGGCTAAGATTGTAGATATGACTTTAACCAAGGGTGCAAAACTTGGTAAGACGTTTACTTACGATGACTTAGTTAATGGTGCTACTGGCATGAAGCTTACCGATAAGGAAGCTGGTGCCTACATAGCTACCAGAAATGTAGTAGATAAATTGTACACGCTTAAGAATAGTCAGATAGTTGATAACCTGTTAGCTCAAGGCTTACGGGTATTCGATGACGCTGCTAACGGTCCGATGGCTGTCAAATCATACGACAGTTGGAGGGGTGCTGAGACTGCTTGGAGACAGGTAGGTTCAGATAGTCATCATGTATTAGTACCAGAAGGCGGATTACGTCTTGCAGGTGTTGACATGGTTGATAGCGTACTTCCGTTTGCCAATCGTGGCAAGCTGACTAAGGAGATGATTCAAGAAGCTTACAGTAAGGGCTACACCCTTTCACGTAATCATGCTGGTCAGAACTTATTCAGGAAAGGCGAGAAGCTCACACAGTGGGCCTTTGTTAAGTCAAAGAATATCCATAGCCCTCGTGGTAAGCAGATGCTTAACAGGATTCCAGGATATATGCCTAAGCAACGTACAGGTGCTTTCTACTTCATTAAGAAAAACAAACAGGTAGGGTTATCCGGTGCGGATGACTTCCAAACTACCAGTACGGTCGCCTACTCTGACAACCTAGAGTCTGCTCAGAAATGGGTAGATGACAATGGCAAAGATGGTTTTGAGATTGTGTTCGACAGGGATATGACGGTTGATGAACGGATGTATACGGTGGCTAAAACCCACGGAGGCATGTATGCTGGGGCACGAAAAACTGAGGAACTCTCTTATGTTGGGCTTGGCGACGAGTCTTTTGCTAATACCTTCGAAGCTCTACAACACTACATTAACCATATTGGTAGGCAGTACCCTGCTAGCTTATATCGTTTGGGTAGTGAGCAAAGACTACTCGCACTGGCTAAATCTCTCGGCATTACAGCGAGGGATTTGTCGATGCATAATGTGGCTGCTAGGGCGTTAGATAAAGGTTTTACAAAACAATCCCGTGAGTACTTAATGCTTAAAGGTCTTCAGGACCAGTTGAGTTTTGTGAACATGGTTCCTACAGATGCAGAGCTAACAATGGCTACTCGTATCCGTAGTATCGGTAGAAAGCTGGAGAACGACATTCCGTTGTTACGGGGTGCTCCTAAGGTATTCTACAACATGGCTGCAAAGAATACACAACCTGCTGACATGATACGCGGTCTTACATTCAACCATCTACTTGGTATGTATAACCCAGCACAGGTATTAGTACAGGCGTCAGGTGCTTTCGTATCTGCGGCTATCGACCCAATAGGTTTTCCTAAACATGTAACCCGTATGGTTGGGTGGCGAGTGGCGGACCAGTTGGCAAGTGACCCTAAGAGCCAAGCGAAAGTCTTGGAGTGGATGCGTAAACAAGGTATGGAGGAATTTGCTGAGGACTACGAACTGTGGGCTCGCTCTGGATTCCGTGAAACAGTTGAACAAGGTAATGCTGACTACTCAAGCCTCTTCACTAAGAATATGCCGTATGATGCGGGTGTTCTACGAAAGGTACTGACTAATCATACTCTGTTCTATAAAGAAGGTGAGCTTGCTAATACTCGTGTAGCCTTCAGTACAGCTGTATCGCGCTACAAGAAGAAGCATGGTGTAGAACATATCAACCCTAAAGACGATGCTGCTCTTGATGAGATTGCTACATTCGCGGAGAAACTCCGTCTGAACATGAGTAGAGCTAATCAGAGTGACTTGAATCGAGGTGCTAAGGCTGTACCATTACAGTTTCAGCAAATCATCTCTAAGTATTTAGAGAAGGTACTCCCTAATAAGTGGGGTGGTACAGATGAGTTTACTGGCTGGGAGAAATTCCGGTTAGCTGCAATACCTACAACTTTGACTGGTGCTGCTGGTGTTCCTATGGGAAGCTGGCTCACTACGAAGGTCTTGGACATGTACGGAATTGAAGCAGGTGACCTGTCGCACGAACAAACACAAGCTATTAAGCACGGCATGATGGGCTGGATGACAAGTGGTGAACACATGAATGTTAATTTCTCAGACCGTATGAGTCTGTCAGGTGACATAGTGAAGAACCTTTGGCACGGTCTATCAGAGCAGAAAGCGACATGGCAGTGGTTGGGTGCATCAGGTACGGTAGCAGATAGGTATTGGCGTAACATGCAGTACATATCTGAAGCTGTTGACTTGACTGTTGTTCGTAACGAAGACTTTGAGTTTAAAGACTTGGAGGCTATGCCCGCAGTGATTGCTGAGGTGATTACAGATATACCTAGTGTTACTCGTAACATGAAACAGTACTGGAAACATCTCGTAACTGATAATCCTCAATTCATTAAGGATGGCAAGTACATGTGGGATTGGGAGACTATGGACAAGGCTACTGCTTTGTTAGGCGTTATGGGATTCCAGCCTACTGAGATGTCTGAGATGTATGAAGCGTCCAAGGAGATACAGGACAGTGCTTCTTCTTTCGGAGTATGGGGTGAGACAGATGCAGATGTTATTCTACGTCTTATGAACACTAAACTATTAACGGCTACGAACATACAGGAAAGCCAATTACATTCTAAAATCATTAACTCCATGTTTAAGAAGTATGGACCGATGCAACAGCAACAGTTGTTACATCTGATTTGGGATAAGGCTACCAAACGTAAGTTTGACCAAAACAACTTAACCTATAAAACAATTATCGAATCCGTAGAGAGACAACAGACAGACTTGAATCTCTTGAATGGAATAATCGCTAAGAAGCTTGGAGAGCGTAAATGAAACCGGTAGACTATAAAGTAGGATTATCAGCACCTCAAACGCAGTTTACTCAGGTGCAGGCACGTCAGGCTCCCGACTCTGGCTGGAGAGAGAAAGCTCTCGAAGGCGTAGCAGTCGCTGCCAAGGCTGGTGGACAGGCTTATGCGGAGAGTAAAGGTGTCGAGATGACAGGTGCCGAAGGCTCTCTTGCTGAGGTTAATGAACAAGCTGATACAATAGAGAAAAGTATTGAGGCAGGTCTCGGCGAGCAGATGGATGCCGCCGCTGGCCCTCTTCAAGAACGTGACATCGAGGAGATTAAAGATAGAGAACTGTCCAAGTTTACTACTGACGATAGAACTCTTAAAGAATTACGTGACAGGGGTACAATCAGTACCATAGAAGCGCGAGCTAGACGTCAGCTAAATCTACGTCGGGCATTATCTAACCCTGTCCTTTCTATGTTCAAGAAGGACTTCCTAAATGCTTCGGGTGATATGACTGGTGGTGGCAAAGGTGCTGCTGCTGCGTTGTTCCCTTATACGATGGAAGAAGAAACTGCTATGGCTATTGCTGAGGAGACTCGCAAGAAGAAAGCAGAACATGAATCAAAGGTCTTCGATATTATACAGAAGACTAATCAACCAGAAGAGTTCGTACGTAGTCAAGTTGCTAAAGAGGAAATCTCTCGACAGAAGCTTGCTGAATACGAAAGCATCAAGACTGAACGTGCCTTGAATGACTTCGAACTGGAAGACTATCAATCTCAACAGGAAGCATCTGCCACTCGAGGTATGACACTTCAGATTAGTACGTTGGTTTCACAGGACGGCGGTAAGGGCTTAGGTGCCACATCTTCTGTCAATGCTACTCGTACTCTTGAGTATCAGTATAACGGTATGCGTGAAAGCATCCTGAACACTGAGGGTGTTGACCATAAGAAAGCTCTTGAGAAGTTGGATACGTGGAAGAAAGGCATGGGAACATTCATTGCTGCTCATTCAGAATCTACATATAATAAAGACTTAGTTGAAGCGTTGAAACAGAAAGCAGTTGTTGCTAACTGGGAAGCTGCTCCACAAATGATGGCACTGGCTTCTACATACCCTGAGTTCGCTAAGATATACCTTGAGTCTGCTGGACAGGTTGAAAATCGTTTAGAACTTATCATGGGTAAGAAAGGCTATGCTCAATGGACAGCTAAGGTAGGTGATATCTACGGTGAGATGGGTAAGTTCCAGAACGGAGAGGCTGCTGACCCGAATTCTATCGGTGCATTCTCAGACGAGAAGAGTCTTGACTATCTAGCAAAGCGAGCTTCTGAAGACCCTAAAGTACGTACGAATCTACTGAAGGCTTATAACGATGCGTCAGCTACGTCACTGAGAACTTATAACAGTATCAATGCAATGCGTACTGCTCCCAAGAACGAACAGTTCCGTACTCAGATTGGTGAAGCAATGTCTGTCATTCGTGACAAGACAGAGACCATGAAGAAGCTTACTGGTAATAAAGACTCTGTTATCTTTGCATCAGCAGATGATATGTCTCGTCACCAGTTACTAGGTGGTCGTGAGTCAGCAGTGACTCTGGACATACCTGATAATATGCTTGAGTATAAAGATGACTTCATTGAAATGTATCGCACAGTCGCTGCTCATCCTTGGGCATGGGAACATGCTAAGGAAGACTATATCGACAGTGCTGATGCCTTTAATGGTTATCTACGTGGCGAGTGGAATGTCGACCCGAGTATGGGTAAAGACGAAATCAAAGGGCACATTAAGCTGGAGATACCACCACGTGCTGAGACTCTTCCGCCACCTGACGACACAGCTGATACTACACTGATACGAGATAGTGACCGTCAAGACTTGATGAAGCTCATTGAGACTGATGGAGAAATTACTGAGGAAGATGAAGCTAAGCTACAAAAGCTACTTGACCAACGTGTTGCTATCCGTGATAAACCACGACAGTTAGCTTCTCCTAATAAGCCGGCACCTATACAGACAGCAGATGCTATGAGTAAGGCTAAGCCAACGATGGCTAAGTTTGCAAAAGAAGATTTTAAAGAGAAGTTGAAGTCTTTTGAGAATAGTAAAGAGCTACCGTCTGACCGTTCAGGTTGGGATGGCTCAGCATGGAAACCTCATAAGAGCATCGAAGGTGGTACAGACACTCTTGCATACGGTCACAAGCTGACAGGTGCAGAGGTTAAGTCTGGTACTGTTAAGATAGGAAGCGAAGAGGTTGACTACAAAGCTGGTCTAACTGATGAACAAGCTGAGAACCTGTTTAGTCAGGACGTAGGTAAGCATGAAGAGATAGTTACTAAAGCATACCCCACATTAATGGGTAAGACGAAGGAAGCTATTACTATGATGGTCTACCAAGGTGCTAACGTAACCAAGTGGAAGAACAGTTCTGCTGCTATTAAGAAAGCTATTAAGTCAGATGATGATACGGATTGGTTGACAGCACAGGCACACATACTTAACAGTAAGTGGGCTACCGAGCAGACGCCAGAACGTGCATTAGAGACTGTGCATTTGATGTATCCTGATACTCCAATGGAAGTGCTAGCCCAGATACAGCAAGGCTACATGGCTAAGAGAGGGGTGAAGAGTGCGTAAGTTTATATTGAGTTTACTGTTGGCAAGCAGTTTAACAGGCTGTGCCGTATGGGACTGGGTTAAACCAGCTTCCGACGGCATCTCCGTTGATGCTGAACTGACAATTGGTGATAAGAGCGAGGAGATTGCTACTGGTGCAGTGGTTGGTAAGAAGGAGACTACGCACAATACAGCAGATGCAATCACTCAAACCTATAACACGATTAACAAAGAAGCTCCTTGGTGGGTTCTTATTCTACTGGTTCTCGGCTGGATACTGCCAGAGCCTTCCCGTATGGGAACGTGGATTAAGAATACTATCATGGGTGTCTTCAGGCGTAGAGACAAATGATGAGTACACTTATAAAAGACCATCTACCTGAGTGGCTGGAGGTAGGAACGATAGTCTTCACACTCGTTGTGGGAGCTATCTCTGCATCCAGTATAACTTTATACAAGGTAGATTCGATGGCGGACGACTTGACTGAGATTAAAGAAGCAGTTAAGCACGTTCCGGTGTTGATGGAACAACAGAAGACTACTACCAGTAATATTAACGAATTGGTAGTGGACATTGATTATTTAAGGAAACACGATTTAGAGGTACATCATGGCGAAGAGAGGTGAAACTAAGGCGAGTGCAAGTAAACGAAGCAAACAACAACGGGCGTATAACAGTACACCAGAGCAAAAGAAACGACGTGCTCAACGTAATGCTGCTAGACGTAAGCTCATGGCTCAAGGGAAAGTTCATAAGGGAGACGGTAAAGACGTTGACCATAAGGACAAGAATACCGCTAATGGTAGTAAGTCAAACCTAAGAGTGAAATCGAAGTCGGCTAATCGTGCGGACAATCGTGGCACCGGCGGTCGGAAGAAGAAGAGGGGGTAAGAGATAATGCCAACAGTTCCTAAAATTAAGATACCTACTGTAAAGCAGAAATCGAATACTGCGGACAATAAAAAGAAAAGAAAGCCTATTAAAACAGTCCCGCCTCGGAGTTCTCCAAATAGACGCTGGTTGTAATCAGGAGGTGATTCTGTTTATCTAAATTAAAAAGGGAAGCCCCCGCAAGGAGGCCTCCCTATTTTTTGGTCTAGCTTTTATAGCTTAGTGCTTGGTTACAGCTTCAGGTGCTTCATCGTCAACGTCATCTTCCTGCTCGTCTACCTCGTCAACAATATCTTCTTCCGACATATCAGTACCGGTTAGTACATCCTCACCGTCATCGGTAGGGACACCCTTCTCCATAGCTTCCACTTCAAAGGCAAAGTTCTTTGCTGCCTCGTCATCAAGCTCTACTCGTACATCACAGAAGTTGTTAATGATACGGTGGTTACCGTTGCGTTCCAAGATTTGGATTGCGCCATTACCAATCTGATGACCAATTACGTCTTCAAATACTTCTGTTACTTCACCTTTTACTACTGTTACTTTGTTACCCATATTATTATCTCCGTTGATTTATATTTGGGTTAATTCACAACCACCCGCTGTGCAGGCCATTTCTTTTGCGTTCGTAGTATTATCTTCGAACTCGTACTCTCCAAGCTTCGACCAGTCCACATCCTTAGGCATTGTTGCCAGTAGTGCTTCATAATCTTCTTTGCTACACTCCTGATAGGGAGCTTG